ATATTCTTTTGTTTCTGTAATACCTTCATATTTGGATTTATATTCATCTACTGTTATGTCATGAATGTTAAATACATGCTTATATAATTGCTTTCCTCTAAATCCACATATTTTACATTCAGGCAATTCATAAAATGCTTCATCTCCTAGTTTCAGTCGCAATTTCTCGTTTTTGGATTTTATCACCTTTGGATCTCTTAATCGCCTTTTACTATTTTCTGCCATATATGTGTTCTTATCATTCCAATATTCGACTGTTATTTTATTTGTCTCTCTGAATTCTGGTTCTGTTATGTTATGTGCTCGTTTAATATGGCCTAACAGAGACATTAAACACTTTCCCTTTCTATCAGAGGTCGTTGAATATTTACAATATGGGCATGATATTGATTCTGACTTACTCATCTAGTTCTCCTAATAAATTAAAGAATTCCTCAATGGTGAATTTCATTTCTTCACCATCTTCATTCATAATATAGATAATTTCATCAGGAAAAATACATTTTCCACATTGGCGGGGAAATTTTACGATATTAAATCGATTTTCGTTAAATTTGATGAGAAGCTCTTCTTGGAAATCATATAATCCAAAAAGTTGCATGCCTTTATCTTTCGTATTAATATAAACATAATTGCGAATGAAATATATTGGGTCCTTTGCGCACTTTTCCAATTCTTTTAATTGCCATGGGAGGACCCTTACGCTTTCATTTGCATCACGTAAATTTGTAATTCCATTAAACGCCATTTGTAATATCCTCTTGCATCATATGTATGTACTTTTGCATAAAATCTTCGGATGCGTCAACCGGAATAAATTCACACATAAACTCAGATAAAAATGCTTTAAGTCCCAATTGTGATATTGTTTGCTTTACCCATTGATTATCTCTATTAGGAATAACAAAATATGGGTATTCCATATAATAAAAGTTATTATGATTAGATCTAGCATCCGTACATAATTTATAGAAATGATTAAATCCATTAGGCACAGAGTTAATTATTATCTGAGGTTTTGTGCCTGATGCTATAACAGGAAAGGTCGAATCCATAAATTCTTTAGCTATATTAGATTTTGCAAATGAAAATTCATCTAGAATTATAGTATTTATCGATCTTCCTCTCATAGTAGAAGAAGCATTAAATGAAGTGGTGTTAATATTAGCACCGTTTTCTAAATATATTGTGCCTTTATTTGAATTTACTATCCTATTCCCTTTTTTAAAACATTCAGGTAAAAGCTCGTACATATCTTTAATATTAGCTAATGCAGCATTAGCCATTTTTTGTGAAATGGAACACCATGTTATTGCATAAGATGTATTATATAGCATTTTATGTAATGCATATAACTGTAAGATGGTAGACATTCCAATCTGTCTGGAATGATTTATAATTAAATATTTTCTTATATCTAAATCAATTAATAAATCGTGTTGAAAAGCGTAAGCATTAAATTTAGTTATTCCATTATCAAGTGTTTTTATAGCAGCTACGTTATTTAAAAAATATGAGAAGCTGGCTGATTTGGCTAATAATTGTAACTCTTCAGTGCTATAAAGCTCTTTTGGTTCTGTTTTATCATCTTCGAGACCTTCCACAAACTCCTGTAATTGTTCGTGGTACCTATTCCGATATTCATGCACCGCTGACCGGAATAATTCAGATTTGGACTTATTTAACATTTCAGATAAGTAATCAAGTTCCTTGTCAGTCTCTTCTTTGATGTATATGTTTATGCGCTTCATTAAATTTTTCCTGTGAGTATACACACCTTTTTACTATATTGTTTATAAAAGTTTGTCAATGATAGTTATAAACTTTAAAAAAATGACATTGAAGGCATTAAATGAAAAAAATTAACTGGTCAGATTATCCCGATTCTATGGTACAGAGTGGCGTTAAACTTATGAAAGAAATAAATGACGCTGGTTATGAAGCATACATTGTAGGTGGTGCTGTGCGAGATATTGCAATGGGAGATACCAATATCCATGATATTGATATTGGTACAAATATGCCAATTGCAGACATAAAAAAGAGATATAAAACCGTTGAATATGGCGGTGGTGAAAAACATGGTACTGTAATAGTCAGGTTTGAAGAAAATGACTATGAGCTAACTCAGTTTAGAACTGAAGGTAAGTACACTGACAAAAGACGACCTGATGAAGTTACCTTTGGTGTGTCATTTGAAGAAGATACATCAAGAAGAGATTTTACATGGAATGCAATGGGAATTGATTATGATGGAAACTTAATTGATTTCCATGGTGGGTTAGATGATATTAAAAATAAAAAATTGCGAACTGTAGGTGATGCACGTCAACGCTTTTATGAAGGTGATGATGGTGACGTGCTTAGAATGTTACGTGCTATTAGATTTGCAGCTAGATTTAATTTTGATGTAGATCAAGGTGTTATTGATGCAATTAAAGATTTAAAAAGCCATATCACTGAGACATCTATGGAGCGCATTAGAGACGAAATAATAAAAATAATGGACTATGGTGGCGAAAAATTTGCTAATGCATTAAAATTATTATCTGATACCGGTTTATGGAATGAAATTGCACCTGAAATAAATGTAAGTGATGATAAAATTAATGCGGTGAAAGACGTTAATACTCAATCACCTGAAATTAACTTTTCTATTGTAATGAATGATTTAACACCAAATCAAGCATTTAGTTCGTCTTCTAAATTTATGTTGGATAATAAGCAGAAGAAGACAATTGCGTATATTGTATCTAACTTAGATAATTATTCTAATCTAGATAAAATTGATAAGCAATTGGCATTAAAGATTGTTAATAATCCGGACTTTGGTAAGTTAAAGGCTGTATATATAGGATTAAATAAATCTGATATTAATAATTCAGATGATATAGTTTCAAATATTATGGCGTTTAATGATATTGTAGATAGACAAAAAGGTATCAATAAAGCTATTATGAATAGTGGTATAAAAGGTGCTGATTTTGGTCGCATTGTAAAGAAAATTAATGAATGGTTATTTGATGAATATGAAAAGGGTAATGTACCATCAGATGACGAAGTTAGATATTTCATAAAGGAAAACCGATGAAAACATATTTTGATGATTTAGCTTTATTCGAAGCTGTTAAGCCAACCTCACCTGATCCTAAAAAGATCCGTATTTTTGATTTTGATGGTACTATTTTTAATTCTCCTAATCCTAATCCTGAACTATGGGATAAAAAGACTATTGGTAAATTACGTTCTCATTTCAATCAAAATGGCTATGGTTGGTATCAAAATACGCTGACGCTGGATGATAAATATATCGACCTAAATGATTTTAATGAAGATGTTGTCCGAGAAGTCGAATCCTCTATGAAAGACCCGAATTCAGTTACCGTGCTTTTAACTGGAAGAACAACGGATTATTTAAATCAAGTAAAAAAGATTGTTGCTACTCGTGGATTAGTGTTTGATGAATATGGACTAAAGCCAAGTGACAATGGGGTGAATGATGGAAGTGAATTTACCATGGAATTTAAAAAGCGATTTATTAATGAATTGATAGATAAATATGAAAATGTCACTGGTATTGAAATGTGGGATGATCGCTTTAAACATGTTACAAGGTTTAATGATTTCTTGGATTCTATGGATATGAATATGGGGGTACATCATGTAAATAATCCCGATAAAAGTATATCCGATCCTAACTTAGAGCGTGAGCTTGTATCTAAGTTAATGGATGATCCTAGAATTAAGAAGAATAATTCAAATAAACGCACTCCAATATATAAAGCTGCTTTTATCACAAAAGATAGCCGAGCTAAGCTATTGTCTGAATTAAAGGATAAAATACCAGATGATTGGCGAATTTATGCCCATCATATGACAATGCTTTTTGGTAAGAAGCAAAATGATATGATACAAAAGTATATTGACCAGCATATTGATACTGAAGTAAAGCTTAATGCAATCGAACTTGGTATAAGTCCCGATGCAATGGCTGTTAAAATAGAATCAGATGTGCCTACAGACAATAAAATTCCTCATGTAACCATTGCAGTACCTAAAGGTGGTAAGCCGGTTAATAGTAACAATATAACAAATTGGGAGCGGTTAGAGCAACCTATTGAAATAACCGCTACAATTGGCGAATTTTTTGGATAAGATTTATCGTCTTTTCCAACACTTTTAAATTATCTTATATATAACAACACATGAGTATTTACAATGAAAGCTGGTGCTGGTTTTATAATATTGTGCCCAGAAAGAGGGAAAATATTACTCGCTTTACGGAACGAGGCTAATCCCGTATGGTCAAATTTTGGTGGTACCGTAGAAAAATATGAAACTCCAATACAATGTGCTAAGCGAGAGTTATTGGAAGAAGCCGGTTTCATGGAAGATACTCATTATAAATTGGTATCTACCCGACCGGTTCATATAGGACATTACAATCACTTTATATATAGATGCTACATAGGATTAACTAATAGCGAGTTAAAACCAACTCTGAATTATGAACATTCTGAGTATAGATGGTTTGACTTCAGTGACATCCCATCAAATTTACATTTTGGATTAAAAAATATTTTTTCTAACGAAAAAGTGGTAAAAAAGCTAAATTCATTAATTGGTAAATAGTATCAAGGTTGATGAATGTCAGATATATATGTATTAAAAGATCCTGTGTATAACGAATACGCATCAAAGACAAATAATTTCACGTTAGAATGGCTTAAATGGTTTCCATATGCAAAAATTGCACCAAAGCAACATGACATTAAGAAAGATGATATTTTAATAATAAATCTTTATGATGGCAACCCATATGGACAATATAATATTCCAACTGGATGCAAAAAAATATTTATTGTACATAAACTATCAAAAGATAATATTAAATATTTATCAGATGCAACTCACATAATTTTTATAAATAAATACCAGAAACAAGTGGCTGATATTTTTGGGATCAAAAGGCCGTCTACTATATGCCCCAGACATCCTCTACATAATTATTCAGTTAGTTTTAATACTGATCCTTATGTATATATAGGAGGGTGGTTTTTTGACGATAGGCATGATGGATTACTTGAAAGAATTGAAGAATTGCATAATACGTTACCCGATCATTTAGAGTTCATATATTTCTTTATATGGGGTGATTTAAATTCTAGGAAAGAAAAGATTGATTCTTTTTTTACAACAATCAGAGAAAGTAAAGCATTCAAAAAGCGACCCAATATATTAATAACTGATCAGATAGCATATAATACAATGCTATTTAGAACCAGAACTGCTGAGTATAGCTATTTATGGCGAAATGAACCTAATATTGAAGAATCACTTGATTTAATTGCATCTAAAAATGAATCTATATTAGATACTCCTATATATGAAAGTTCTATGTTATCACATTTTCAATCGGGTCATAGTAAAGTAATAGCTGAAGATAAGTTGTGTTTTGCTCCCGCTCATATTGAAGCTGATAATTTTACGTATAAAGATTTTGGTAATTTAATAAAAGAAGTCACTAATTCTATTTAATTTTTTCATTTCAGATCTTTTTTTGCTATATTCATTATCATGAAATATTTAAATCTTCTATACCAGAACAGTTCAATTATGGTAAGTACTGAACTAGCAAGTGATAAAGATGCTTCTACTATATTTACTGATATATTAGAAGCTCGTGCGAAGGGATCAATGACTTTATTAATAAATGCCGCTAATGGGCATAGATTTATTGAGCCAATGCAGATTGTTGACTGTAGTATTACTGATACTCCAATGAAATAACTTTAATAAGAGGTAAAAATGAAAAAGTACATGTCTATCTTAACTGATATTGCCAAACTAGTCTCATTTATTAGTTTAGTAATGTCAGTTGTAATAAAGACTCGAATCCTGTTAGGAATTAATGACAAGTTAAATGACGAGGATAAAAATGACGATTAATCACGGGGTCATCAGAAATATATTAAAGTCTATTGGCATTTTGTTATTTCTTGCATCAGTTGGAATTAAACTACGCCAGATTATTTTATACGGTGGGACAAGTAGTATAAAAGATCCTAATGGTGATGAATCTGATCCTGGTACAACAGATGCACCAGAGCATATAGCACACAAAGAAGAACAAGCGGATGATTATCCATATTAACTAATAGTAAAGGTACATAAGGTAAACTATGTCAGATTGGAATTTTGGTGATGGGTTTCCCACTATTGAAATAGACACCGAATATTGGAAAAAACTCTCGTTAAAAGAACGAGGTCAATATCTATTAAGACTTGTATTCCAAGAAAAAGATCTTGGTAATAGAATTAACATGATTAATTATATCATGAGCAATACATCTAAGATCGGAAAAAGTTTTATTAAGAATGAAGAAGCCAGAGAATATCTACAAATACTTGAAGATGCTGCCAATCTAATTTCTGTTAGTGCAGCTGTTGGTAATATTTTTAAAGCTAAACAGAAGTTTAAAAATACTAAGAACAATGAAATTGCTAAATTGATGGGATTTCCTAACGGTAATTATGTCGATGAATTTAAAATGTCAATAACCCATGCGATGTCAGATGCCTTTTTAGAAATGACTGATTATCATAAAGATAAGTATGGTATTACAATTGATAATGTGATACAAGATGGAGATAAAAACGCTGGCGATGCCAAAGAAGGCGATTCCATCATGAAAACAATTAAGATTGCCGGTGTTATCGATGAAGATGTCAAGTGGGGGATGATTATCAAAACCACGGGTGATATTTTTGATGATGAAGATACGACAAGTTCAACTAAATGCAGTGTATTTTATCCGGTTTCTGGGATGAAGATTCATCCTGATGAATTGGAAGATAAGCTCCAAAAGATTATGTATGAACTTTATATTGAGAAAGTTGATACTACCCGCAATTATGTAAAAATAAATGGTACTAAACTAGAGATATGTGAACGTAAACATATCAAGGAAGAGATTACCAATATAAATATCAATCGTTTAACACTTGCTATGAATAAAGTTCTCAGTGAGGGGCGTAGACGTGGCGCAGTGCTAGTAGGTGAACCGGGAGTAGGTAAGACCATCTCTGTACATAAGATAGTTAATGAGTTTCCCAATCGTTTAGTATTTTGGGTAAGTTCAGATAGTATTAATTCTACTATGGGAATTAGAACAGTATTTAAAATATTCAAGATGTTTAAGAATTCGATTGTTGTGTTTGATGACTTAGATGCTGCTCCATTAACTAAAAAGGATGAAATTACAGGTGAATTTTTAACGCAATTAGATGGTACTAATAATAAAGATCTTACTGGCTTTTTTATTGCTACTGTAAATGACCCATCTAAACTGCATATGACTGTAATTAATCGCCCTGAGCGATTTGATGATGTCATCCATGTAAAGACCCCTCAGACTGCCGAAGAAGTTATTTCAATTATATTTAATAAATCAAATGAAAAGGTTATTTTTACTAAGGATCAAGTCAAAAAACTTGATGTATCTGATGTAACAGGTCATATTAGCTTCGGTAAAAAAAGCAAAGAACTTCTTGCAATTTGTGATGAGATACTGGAAGCTGAATTTACCCAAGTGCAAGTAGCTGGATTAGTAAATGATTGTCATACTTATACAGAAGATGGTAATATTACAATAAAGCTTTTAAAAGATGCTGTATTATCTAGATTAGATTCTATTGATACCGCTAATATGGTAGCGACTAAAGGTAGATTGCGTGTAGATAAAGAACATTTATCAGAAGAAGCAACCGCAGGTCTTTCTTCAAAACGCTATTAATGTTAGATATCGTATTAAAGCATATAATATATGAAAAATGCATTGAAGTTCTGTTCCAGCAACTGGAACAGAACTTTGTTATGCCAAAAATAACATCAAAGTCACAATTATTAGAAATACTCCAATCATCAATGCCATGGTATACAGTAAGAGATATGGAAATATCTAAGTCTGGTGATAAAGTTACTATTTACATAGACATTAAATATTAGATATGATTAAACATCTTATTAAACACAATTTATTAGACTATTGCATCGATATATTTTTTACTCAACTTGGTAAAAATTTTATACAGCCTAATTTAATTAAAAAAATAGGCAGTACGTTTACAATGCACTTTCCATCAGATTTAATATCCTTGCATGGAGAAGACATTCATAAATTAATGATTGAAGCGATGATGTATGAAATTCAACAAGACATAGATAGTAATATATTAAATGATATCCAAATGAATCATTATAAAGATATGATAAATGAAGCACTAGAAAACCCAGAAAAATATGACGGTTCCTATAAGGACATAGATATTACCGTAGTTAAAATTAAGTTATGATAAAGATATTATTAAAATTTTTAATATTAGAGTATTGTATTGTTGTTATATATCAACAAGCTGAAAAAAATTTTAAAATACCTGCTTTACCTAGATGGCCTTCATTAAGGCAACGGTTTCCTCTCTTGTTTAATAATCGCAAAAATGTAGTTGTTAATAGTAGAAAGTTGGGTTCTAAGTATACATTAGAGCTTCTACATGATGTTAAGGCAGTTAATCCGTATTATGAAGTGTATATGAAGGAAGCAATGCGAAAATATTCAAAAAAAGTTACCTACTCTAATAAATATTGACTATATTATATAACATGAGATATACAATAGCACATTCAGTAGCATTCGCCACAGCAGCGACTTTCCCACCCTCGGTGGTGTAATCTCTCTTTTTTCAATTTTACATTTTTATATAATCGGATTTGTATTGACCAATGATCGTCAGTTCGTTCTGGCTAAGGTTAATTCTACGGAGCATAGCTCAGTCTGGTAGAGTACCTGATTTGGGATCAGGGGGTCGCTGGTTCGAGTCCAGCTGTTCCGACTATAACCGAGTTTGCTACTTCTCGGTGGTAATCAAGGGTAGCATTACTGTGTGTAGGCTAGTTGGTAAGTCGCCTGATTTGGGTTCAGGAAATCGGGGGTTCAAATCCCTCCACGCAGATAACTGAGTGTGGGATAGTGGTTGTCCACCTGATTTGGGATCAGGGCGCATTGCGCAAACGGGGGTTCGAATCCCTCCACTCAGATTTTTTCTTTATATTTTTAAAAAATTACAAAAGTTAACTATATTTATACTAACGTCTACCGTTTATATAAAGGCCAATCAGTGAAAAATAATAAAATAAAGCGCAAGGCCCGTGCGACTAAAAAGAAACATATTGTATTGAAGCTTAATAAAGCTTACATGCCTATTGATGTGTGCACATGGGAAGAAGCGGTCACTGATTGGGCAAATGGCAGGGCTGTAATTGAAGCGTCTTATGATGATGTATTATTGCGTTCAGGAATGGATGCGGAAGGCAATCCACGGTTTTCAATGAATTGTCCGTCTGTAATTAGAATGATTAATTCCAATGTATCAAAATTTGATACAGTAAAGACTCTTCCATTGACACGCAAAAATATTTTGGATCGTGATCACGGTGAATGTGCATATTGTGGTGATAAATTAACATTATCCACTTTGACAATTGATCATGTATATCCGGATTCAAAGGGTGGTTTATGGGACTGGGCTAATCTTAGAGCTAGTTGTCTAAAGTGTAATAATACAAAGGGTGACAAA